TTATAGACTTCACAATGATTGCCATTCATGCGAATCATACCAGTTGCTGGGTTACCACTCGGATCAGGATAAACGTATGGAGTATTGTTGTGTCCGCTGACATGTAGATATCCTGAGGTGTTAGAATAGATATTATTAATCATTTTTCAACCTTGGTTAAACGTAGGCTAACATCTCTGCCTTCGGTAATAATACGATTTTCAAGTTGCAATATTTTGTGATTTAGTCTAACGATGCGAACATGAGCATATACCAATGCAGCAACTACTAAGCTAAATGTTAAACCCCACCCAGCAACAATACCGATGACCCAAGACCATAATCCATTGACTTCTCCAACGACAGTTTGCAACGATTCGACTATCATGCTTTTAACTTGCTCATAGTAATAATTTTGCCTAACTCACGATCAAAGTCTGCACCATCGGGGATAATATACAGCTCGCCATTGCTATATTCTTGCAGATTCATCTGAACAATAGTACCACCATTGGCTGGGGTAATTTTAATAGTCATTGTTTGACTGGACTGTGGCGTTTGTGCAACCCCATATCCAGCTGGATTAATATTAATAGTTCCTTGACTGCCGCCTAAGGTGTATGACATGGGTTTTTTATCTTTCTCTATTGTAATTCTACCTGCTGCTAACCAGTTTAATATGCTGATGCGGAAGTTCTTGAACCAGAAGCTCATGAACGCAATAATTCCATGCTAACAATATGTCCGATGCGTGTTGCAATATCTTCGCCGTCGGGGATAACATGTGTGATGCTATTATTACGATCTGTTCGACGATCGTAGCTACGAATCTGCACTACAGTTCCGCCTTGTGCCGGCATAACATTAAAGGATAGTCCTTCTACATCAACTGATCTTGCACCTACAGCTACATCCTGTGCTACAGGTTGATTGTTATACCAGTCATCTCTAACCCACTTAACAACAATTCTCTTTAGCCATTTCATCGTGCATAACCTTGTTGTAATTTGATATTATCAAAAAACTCTTTTTTAGTATTCATGTCAATTTGGAATGCACCTGTTAATACGGTAGTTTGAGTCAATGAGCTACCTGCCATAATACCACGATTTTCGCAACATCCGTGTGTGGCCTGAATATAAACTGCAATATTTTTACTACCAGTTGCTAAGCCGATCTCACGTGCTATGTCGTTGCACAGTTCTTCTTGTAGTGTGCCGCGACGAGCACACCACTGAGCAATCCTAGTATACTTACTAAGACCAATAAGCCTATTGGCGGCAATAATCCCAATGTAAGCCACTCCCACAACTGGCTGATGATGATGACTACACATAGAGCGCAATTCACTCCGTACAACCAACATGCCTTTATATCCATCATCTACCTCGTTGGGAAAACTTGTTGCATCTGGTGCAGATTCATATCTACCTGCCATAATTTCATTGTAGTACATCTTGGCCAAGCGTTTAGCTGTACCTTGACTATTGGGATCGTTTTCACGATCAATTAGTAGCGTATCTAATACCTGCTCAAAAGCCACAGTGGCTTCCTTGATTAGTTCTGCTTTTACTTCTTCTGTTACGTATTCACTGATGTTATCACCAGCCCAAAAGCGTTTCTTATCCGCTTTCATTTTTTCACGTAATACTTGTGCTAAGTTTTTTTCTGACATTGTTTTCCTATTTTCTGTCGTGGATGACTTTATTCAGTTATTGTATAGTATTTAGACCTAGGAGTCAATACATTTAGAATAAATACATGTTCAATGAAACGTGCCGTTCTGTGTGTATCTAATCCACAAGATTATATTCCTAAATTAAACAACTATAGCATTATGGTAATTAATCCTAATGCCACTCCTGCACGAAATCAATACCTATTAGCCAATTCGGACTGGAGTTTACTAATAACAGACACTGAAGAAAAACATAGAGATGGTGCCGACTATCCAAACGAGCGTGTACTTTGGTACACCAGTGGAACCACTGGCGACAGTAAGTTCTGTAGTTTTAGTCAAGACCAACTGGACAGCATGGCCAAGACTATTTGTAATGCTTATGATATTACAGCCAATGATAGGTATGTGAGTGTTATGAGTTTATGGCATGCACATGGTCAGGGATTTTATTGGGCAACACAATTGGCTGGATGTGAAACTCACTATTTGCCGGTTAAGGAAATTAGACATCTACCCAAATATAGTCCAACTTTTATTACAGCTATCCCAGACTTACTCAGAGTTATTGGTGAACTTGAATTTAATACCAATTTAAGATTTATTCGTGGTGCTAGTGCCCCTTTGCCGGATCTACTATACAAGGGTCTGCAGAATAAATTCAATATTCCTATAATAGAAGCATTTGGAATGACCGAAGCATTTAGTCATTGCTTTAGTAATCCGTTACATGGCAAACAACGTATAGGTACTGTGGGATTACCAGATGGTATTGATGCACGTATCATTAATGGCCATTTAGAAATTTGTGGAGCTAATATTGCAACCCCCGGATGGTTTGATACCGGAGACCTAGCCGAACAAGATGACCAAGGTTACTACAAAATATTAGGACGTCACCGCGATCAAATCAATATCAAAGGTGTTAAATTAAATCCATTGAGTCTAGAAAAACAATTACTTGAATCTGTTGATGGCATGCAGGAATGTGCGGTATTTGGAACTGACAATGTTAACTGTGTATATGTAGGCAATTGTGATAAAGACACTATTATTAGTTTCTTATTATCATTGGGTAGTCATTGCAGACCAAGTATTTTAGAATCTGTAGAACTAATACCGTTAAACCCGGCGGGTAAGGTTTCCCGTAGTTTGCTCAATTCGTTGTATTACTAAATCGGCATAATTCTTGTAGGCGTCAATAGTGGGATGATTGGAATCATTATCCCACCATTGGTTATTAATGGCTATAGTATGCAAGTGTTCTTCGTGAACTTGAGTCCAGTCGATCATCTCAAATAATTTTGGAAATCGTTGCCGACCTGCAAATGGATGATAGTTCATGAAAAGGTACGGAATATTTAAAGTTTTTAACGTATTCTGTAAAGAAATAATTTTAATCAAGCTAGAAAAGACTTGTTGTCGATTGTTGGTAAATCTATAATAACCATCAAACAATTCCTTTACATTTGATTCAGCATTACCGGCATTAGTACCACGTGATGATACGCCAAATACCCAGTCTTTTTGTATATACTCAAATTCTGTAGTAGTGCGATCTCGTAGCATCTCTGGGCAAAAAGATGTATAGTATGTATTATTAAAATCACTAGGATCGTGTATTTTAAAATCCATTCTCATAAAATCCGCCCACATAATTAATACTAAATCATATTGCCTCTCGCTTAGTTCTGCAATAGTGGATTCTGAAATATACGTATTTCCGGCACCGGCAAGAGATAGATTAATTAACTCGCAGTCTAGTTGGGATTGTATATGTACCGGCCAACTAATCCCACTGCTACTAACACTACTTCCATTGACTAAAATTCTCATTGAAAATTTATCTTTCGCAAATCAGGATACTGATAATGTTGAGTCTCCTGATTTGCATAAGGTAATTGAACTACTCCATCTCGGCAAAGTTCTAAAGTAGGGCAGTAGTGATATCCTTGTTTAAATGTTAATTGATTCTCCCAAGGGCTAATACGTAGATCTCTACCATCGCTACGCCAACAGCTTAAAGTTTCGTACACATTTAGACTATCTGTTAAGATAGCGCCACCCTTGCCTAGTTCAAGTGGCTTGCCGTGACCAAAACTTAAACATTGTAATTGATTACGTCGATACATGCCCTGACGTAATAAGCGGGCACTATCCCAGATACGTGTATCCTCAAATTGATATTCACCAATCCAAGTTTGTTCTGACTCATTGAGATAATAGTACCCGATATCGAGTTGATTTAACAACTGTGGAATACTCAGATATGTATACGGAGTAAGACCGAGAATTTCTACTTCATCGTACCGTAGACAAAGTTCTAGTGCATGTGTACACCCATCTGTTACTACCGCGTAAGGCGCACCTGTGAACTTGGCCAATGCAGATTCAAAGTCAAATAGTGTTTGAAAGCTCATTGACTACTATACCACTTGTAAGCCGTATCGATAATGGTGGCAATGTCGCTGTATTTAGGTTCCCATTTTAGCTTTAGTCTTGCTTCTGTAGCATCAGCAACCAGCTCTGCAGGGTCGCCCCACCGTACTGGGCCATAATTTACAAATGACAATCCGTAGTGTTCCATTACATAATCGACAATTTGTTTATTGCTAACACCTGTGTTAGTACCAAGATTGAATATACTAGCACCTACATTGGGTGTTCCGTCTATCCATGCCGGCAAAATATAATCAACTGCCTTAAGATGTGCTTGTGCAATATCCCAAACGTGAACATAGTCGCGAATACAAGTACCATCCGGAGTTGAAAAGTCTCCACCGTTAATGGTGAATGCTCGACCTGCTATGCTGGCTTCCAGTACACGGGCAACAATGTGAGTAGCATCTGGCTCCTGCCCTAGATCTGTTGTAATGGGCATGGCACCTGCGGCATTAAAGTAACGAAAGCACACACTAGGTAGCGCATACGCACCCCAAAAATCCTTGAGTATTTCTTCTGTCATTGCTTTGGTATTGCCGTAAGGGCTAATAGGATTCTTCCTAGTGTGCTCTGTAATTGGTAACTTGTCCGGCTGTCCATACACACTAGCACTTGAACTAAACATGATCAAGGGCTTTTTCTTAAAATCCTTAACCCAGTTTAACATACGAATAGTTTTACTAATGTTATTATTGTAATACTCGCCGGGATTGGTCATACTAGGACCGACTAAACTAGTGCCAGCACAATGTACAATAACATCGGGATTAAGATCTAATATAGTAGCAAGTGCATCATCGTCAGCAAAGTCGCTGATGTAAAATCCATCTATATCTTTAAGTGTATGCTCACGCTTGACTCGATCGATAATGAATACCTCATCACCGTTCTGTTTAAATGCTCGTGCAACGTGACTACCGATATAGCCACATCCGCCAGTTACAACAATTCGTTTGCTCATTCTTTCGCTTTTTTAGTACGAACTGTTTTAGCTTTTGTTGCTGGTTTTTTTTCTGTTGTAGTTGCAAACATAGCCAACGCTTCCATAACGTCTGCACGTAGTTTATCGTCGTCTACTACAAAGTCTACCTTACCGTTAGGATATTGAGTACGTACACTATGGCTACCGACAGTAACAATAGGTTCTACTTCTTTACTTTTTGCTGGTTTTTTGGTTGCCATTTTTTGTCCTTAGTTCTTTGTTTTCTTCTACTAACTCACGAGTCAGTTTTTTATAGTATACTATATCTGTTCGCATTGCGTCAAGATCTGCCTTGGTATGTTCGTAGTCTTTGGGCTGTCGATCATCTTTAGCACTGACCCGACCGCAAACAAATCCAAAGAACAATGCAAGCATAAACATTACAATACTCATTCGGGTTTCCCTCCAGTACACGATCCACCGTCAAACCAAAGTTCTTGGGCTTGCTTTTGATAGCGTTCTAATTCTATCTTGCGCTTCCACTCTTCGTACTGCTGTTCATTACGACCATGACTACCATCACAGTAGGGCGGGTGCATGGTCTTGCCACATCCGCATCCGGGTTGATTGCTCATTCTGGAATCCTTATCTTTAATCCACGCCACTCTAAGACAGGTCCACCAGTAATATCCCACCCAGTTTCTTGATTCCATTCAAGTCTATGTGGCCAAGGCCAGCTTGCAGTTTTTACTTCGTATGAACCTGGATTAACTGGATCAACGTCTCCGGGAAACCAGTCTGTTAATAGTGATTCTAAATCTTCAGTTGTAAATGTTGTCATTATTCTGCATCCGGGTCGTGATCAATGCCGCGCCACTCTTTAACTTTACAAGCCTCGGCAGTGGCATAGTTAGCTTCTTCGGTCCACGAGTACAACCAGCGTGATCCAGTCCATAGTGAACGAGAGAAATAAACTTCATCTGGGCTATTTCTAGTTTGATAAACACCAACACGTGCAGGTTTAACTTTTTTAGGGAACCATTCAGTCATAGAGTATTCAGCACTATCAGCATCGTTATAGCTTTCGTACGTGTTATCATCTTTAATTAGGTAAAAAGTAAAGTCTGAACTTTTACCGTCTGTGTTACCGCCCCAGTTATCGATATCTTCACCATCATAATTAACACCGTAGATAATTTCTTCACCGTCAATTTCTTCTGTTGAAAACCGCAACTTAGCAATATCAAATGGAGCAGTCAGATTGATTTCACCTTCAAAAAATGTTCCCTTCTCATTGCTCTGTCCAACAAACACTACACTACCAGGTCCTTTTTGACTAATCCATACTTCGTTATCGCAATCAAACTCTGGACTACCATCGTCTGGGTCGCCTGACATGTCCTCAATACTGAGCTCAAGAAAGCTATCTCCGTTCTCATCTTCGATCTGTAGTGTGCCAGCGTTGCGACTTACACCATGAGCATGTCCCATGTTGTCGCACTCATACCACGAACCTGGATTAAAAGGTTGCATATCCTCTGGAATATTATTTTCTTCTGCGTAGTCACTGTCCCATGCAAACGCACTCACATCAAGTCTACGCTTTTTAAAGTAATCAAACTGAGCACGATCGATGGTGCCCATAACCTTTTCGCCACCATAACCCCACATCTGAATCTTATAAGTGCGTGGGGTAAATTTAAGAACTTGGATTAGTTCTTCTGCTGTAATATCTTTAATGTCTGCTTGGTTTCCCATAACTCGCCTCTTAGTTGATTTTCTATTACTCGGTAGTTTTGGACTTCGGATAATAGTGATTGATTTAATGAAAGTTGATACTCGTACTCTTTGCGTTCTTTAGCTGTCATTTCAAGTTGCTTAATTACTTCTTTGGGTGCAGAAGTGCGCCCTGCTGTAAAGCAAACAATACCAACAATAATGTAAAGTACTATATCCATATTATCTATTTAGAGTTGACCAAGTTAACCATTCCTTAAAGCAATTATACACTTCAGAGATTTCTTTGTCATCCTGTTCGAGTCGAACTCCACGAACATAAAAGCCATCTTGGGCTATTTTAAGCATTTCGGTTCCGGCACAATGTAACACTACACTATTTTCGGGCGGTGCAGTCATTGATATTACAGGTTGTACTTCACGTTGTTTAGCAAATACCCATTGATCGCCGGTAGACATTAGTATTTGCTTTCGTGTGTATGCTTACGATAATCAGTTGACATGCGCTTCCATTCTTCGCCTTTGCCTTCTAGGATATCCACAATACGATCAATACAGCCATCCGTCCAATCGCTGATGCGACCTTGTTGTGCGTGTGGACGTTGTAACAATGTTCCTAATTTGGTCATTGCATCTTCTAGTGACCAAGGAACGTATAACCGGCTTGCGTCATTTGCAAAAGTTTCAGGGAAGCTACGATAAGCAGGATATAAAACATTCGATCCAAGCGTATCTGCTTCTGATACTGTATTTGAAACCCAGTCTTGTAAAGCGCAGTTAAACAATACCCTAGTATCGTTAAGCAAACTATAGTAATCATTCTTTTCTAAATCCTCGTATACAGTAAGCAGGCCTCGGGCTTGTAAATCTCTTGTACGAGCCATATAGCTATCGTTATTGCTTTTTAACTTACCGCCACTGTAGATACAGAACTCTACCTTAGGTAAATGGAAGTTATCATTCCATGCTTCGATCAAGTCCATGTAAAAGTCTGGTTGTTTCTCTTGATCCCACCGAGCCGCAAAACCCACACGCATAGCACGATCTTCAAATGGCTTTAAGTCACCTTTAACACGTGAGCGTACTTCTTCTTTGCCAAATGCTAGGCCTGAAATATTGTAGATAGGACTTTCCCACCCTGCAATCTTCATATGCATGACCATTTCTTCGTTACTAGCCAAGGTGATATCTGCAAAGCTATCAACCATCTTCTCATACAGGCCCATCCACTTGCTCATGCCCCAGACATGTACAAAGTCATCGGGGTCGATACTCTGGGCCAAGCAACGTACAGCAATTCTAGGACGATGTGCTGGATCGATTTGATCCATAATGTAAGGCAAACTTTCAATACCGGGTTGAAACATATCTTCAAAGTACACAACATCTTCGTTGGTTACTTCTCCTTGCTTCATCAGCTTGACCAAGTTCATTATCTGGCTCATACCAAAGTAAGTGCGTCCGTGTGCATCCAGAACTTGTCCTGTAACAATAGCTTGATCGTTACCGAGTGTTTCGCCTGTGACAATTTCGTAGTCAATACCCCGACGTTTGAATACAGCTTCATTCCAATCTTGTAACTGTAATGTATATCTTGCTTTATAAGGCTCTAGGCCCATGTACCATAATTTACGCATTTTGTATAGTTTCATTTCTCTGTATCTTGTATACTGTTCATTATAGCATTAACATCCATAGAACTCAAACTGATCTTGCCCGATACAGCTCCTGGATTATGTATGCTGATAGTAGCAGGATTTGTACCTGTTGTGGTATAAGGCATGTTTGGATCAATTCCCCAGTTTGGCCCATATACTGGTACATTGTACGGCGGGGTATATGGTGATCCTGCACCCGGATTCCACGGACTTGGCGATCCTGCACCTGGTTGACGTAATTGTCCTTCTAGATTAGTTAGACGGCGTGTAATGTTCTTTAAATCTTCTTGCATTTGGCGTAGTGGGCCGTGGCTAGTTTCTACAGCCATACGTCCATCGTCTTGTGGGCGTGTTAGCTCAATGATAGTTAGCAATCCACGTAGAGCACTTTGTACACGTTCGTCTCGACTAGTCAGTGCTTCATCCATCAACTCGAAGAGTTTTTCTAAATCAAAGTCTGCTTGTGTTTTTTCTCGCATACTCATTTTACGTATGGCCCTAATACTGGAGCTGTCCAGCCTACGGGCTTTAACACTTTACCATCTTCACGCTTACGTACTTTACCTGTGGCGTGATCAATTTTAGCAAAGTTGGTACGCATAACTTCTTTCCATGCACCTTCTGCATCAAACCCGCCTGAGTGAATAGCACCAATGGTAACAACTAAGATATCGATAAGTGCATCTAACTGCTCTACTGGATCGCAAGCATCAACTGCCTCTTGTAATTCTGCTACTTCTTCTTTAATCAAGTTTAGATACAGATCGTATTGATCTTCGTTGACTTCGTCGTTTACTCTGCCTACAGTTTGATCGCAGGCACGCATAAACTTCTCTTGATCACGGAATGGATTTGTCATATTATTTCTTTGCGGGTTTCTTAAATGTTTTTACATCTTTAACAGCAGATTTCAAAGTGTCTGCATAGTTTACGGCTTGTTGTTCTGACATAATGATGCTGGCTTCATACTTGATATAACCTGTAGTTAATAACTTCCAAATATGTTGCCAGCGTGTTATTGACCAAAAGTTTGTTTTTTGTTCTGTATAGGTAGTAACACTAACACCGGTTTCGTCTGCTTCTACCCAGACATTATGAGCACAATCACTCCCGCAACATTCACAGGTTACTGTGTAGGACTTAGAGTCGCCCCAATCTTTACGTAGTAAAATACCTTCTGCGGGAGCCTGTGCTTTCATCTTAGTGTTCTCTTGGTTTCCAGTTTGTATTACGTGGCTTGAACGTAGTTCGATCACGTTTAGGAGTACGCCACTGATCCCAAGGCTCGCGACCACGGACCATCTTTAAGTATTCACCATACGGTGTTCGTTCGTTGTACAAATTCTTCTCATCATACGGGTAGCCATAATCTCTGCAGAATTGTTCGTACACTTCCAAATCTTCAAAGATTGTTTTTACTTCAGGTTTAAGGCAAAGATACTTAGCTAGCCATTCTTGGGCCATAATATTTCCTTTTTAAGTTAAACTACAGGTTAATTATAATATTTTAACACACTTTCGTCGAGGTGTATTTTAATTATTTTTTTAAAATCTTCCTTCGAATTTGCCTTTGGGGCGCATATACCACATCCACAATTAATCTTTGGACATTGTATAACCGGTACAGTTTTTGTTTCTAACTGATTTTTAAATTTTTCTAATATTTGATCTGCCTCGTCAATAGAGCCAATTGAGCCAACAGCATTAGTTTCAGGATTAACCATGCAACTAGTGTTATGATAAATTAATCCCGAATGTTGTTTAACAAACAAAAAATACCAATTGACACTACAGTACCAGTTACGAAATTGCGTAATAGGCACGTGAGAAACGGGATTACGTCTATTTGAATTAATGCACAATGCTTTTTCGCTACAGCATGGATACCCTGCACTAGAAACAATAAACTTATCATTGACTGTAGTCATGTCCTGCAGTTTAATTGTGTTTATAGATTTTTTATTGTTTTCATTCCAATAATTAGCTATAAATTCAGATTGTTCTTTAGTATAAGAATGAAACTTTGCTCCGTCTTTATCTTTCCAGTCCGTTTCGATACCATGCTTTATTGTAACCCCAATTGGTTTTATTAAAGTTTTAATGCCGTCTTGATTAAACCTTTCAGCTAAATCTTGACATTCTTTAAATTTAAGTGGGTCGGAATGAGCTAATAATCTAACCTCAAATGATTTGTTATGTTTTTTTAACAAATAGATAGTTTCAAGTGTCATTGCCTTTTGCTTAGGCAATGATTCTGTGTGATAACTAACAGTCCAATATTGTATTATAGGCAAACATTTTTCTAATACAGTTTTGCCTACAACACCATTAGTTATAACGTATGTAGTCAACTTCCATTTATCCTTATACGTAGTTTCGTATAACTCGGACATATACTCAAGTATTTCTTGAATGTCTGGGTGTATTAGTGTTTCACCACCTAACAAATTTAGTGTAACAAATTTTTCGTAAGGTTTCCTGACGGACATAACAAGATCTGCATATTTAAATGCAAAATCAATGCCTTTTTTGCAACTGTTTATATCGGGGTGCTTAGTAGTGTTATCGTGAGCACCACAATACGAGCAATCAAGATTACAAAGATAGGTTAATTCCCAATCAATAACAAATGCCGGGCGATGATTTGGGTCAAACGCCAAATCAATACTTGATATAGTCATTAAATTACAATTGATTGACTTGGACGGGTGAGGTTATAAGTAATTGTGCATCCGTTTTCACCGTCCTCGGATACAGCAATTTTTACAGCACGATTAGGATACCGTGCAGCAATTTGGAGATATAAGTCGTCTGCAATCATTTCGCAGGACTTAAAGTCTAATTCTAAAATGTCTTTGCTATAAAGACCTTCCAACCAACGTTTGAATTGAATAAATTCAATATCGCGATCATTGTGGAATACGTCAATCCATACTTGGAAATGAAAGATATGACGATGTGCATTGCCCAGGAAACTAACATCGTATTCTCCAGGAGTACTCAATGCAGGATCAGTTGCTGCCGCTGGATAACGATGGATTCCTTCTTTGCGAAATGTCACCCAAATTTCTCGTTGTGCCGCTGATTGAATACGTTCCACTACTGCTCTTTGTTCTTGATTCATTTGATTACTTCATCTTTAGTATATTTAGACCAATCCGTAAACTTGCTACGGTCCCGTAAATCATGTAAACTATGACACCAAACTCCGGGGTTAGTTGCCGCAAAGTCTTTGTCGTCGAGCTTAATTGTAGCATTATATCCCAGCATTTGTAAATACGGCAATTTCACCGAAATCATAGGAATAAAGTTGTTGTACTCGCATAGTGGACCTTCTATTAATCCTTCTACTGACTTAACATCAATATCTAAGGTGCATAGTAAACCTAATCGTAATGCTACTAGGATCATGTTTTCCCACGATTTCCACGTTGCGGCATCGTTTACAGCCGGATCAGGGAAACTTTGATTGGCACCAAAGTAAACGTGTCTACACTCATTTTTATGAGCCATAAGTAAGACAGTTTCGGAATCCTGTACACCTACAACAAATAGAGTCCGTTGCCCAAATGCCGGTGTATGCTCTACTTCTGTACCTACAAAAAAGTCTACCTGTTCGTGTCCTGCTCTAATCATGATTTATCTTTTTTACTTTGTTCAAATGCCACAGTTTCTTTAAGTTTAGCAATATCGTCTTTGATATGCAACCGTTGCTTCTTCAATTTGTTAAGTAACTCGTCCTGGAATGCTCCAGATTTTTCTAAACCATCAACCTTCTTATCTAGTTTAGCATGTTGTTCTTCTAAGTGTTTAATACGTGCGGTGATTGTCATTCGTTTTCCAGTTCGTCTAGTTTGGTTTCATCAAATCCGGAATCATCAATATGATGTTCTTCTACTTCATCTACTTCGTAATCAAACAATGCGTTAAACATAGTTTGGCTATTCAATGCTTTCTTACCTTTAAAGCCACGTGTGCCTACAATCTCCATCCAGTAACTACTGTACTGTTCGATAATAGCTTCACTTGTTTCGCGATCTGGTGCTGCAAAGATTGCTTCTACGATCTGCTCAAAGTATTCACCGCCTGGCCCACTACAACGCATCATTGCTGGATGTTCGCCTGCATCAAATCTACGATTAGCTTCTTGTACCGCAGTTAAATGTAAATAAACATTGTGACCCATTAATAATGCATAGCTAAATGAATCCCACGATGTTTTGCCCCATTTGCCATTTTTGTTTACACTTGGAAGCACATCGTACATTTCAGGATCGCGGAAGTTATCCTCTGTGAGGGTAACACCTGCTTTAACAACACCACCATTGTAGATACAGATATCTTTCATGGTAAGCATATTGCTAATAGGACTTTCCATCCAATTATCGTAAATACCGTCGGCTACTACTCCATCCGACCACTTGCGTGTATCTGTACTGTATTTCTTATCATCTGCACTAGGTGCCATGCGATAAGACCACTTCTTATTATTCTCAAATACATTTTCAAAGTAAACCTGTCCGTTGGCAGTAGCAAGGAACGGACTAGCACAATCAAAGCTAATAGTGAAACTAGGATTGATATACTTACGCACGTTACGTTGAATAACAGTCAGCAAGACTGCCCACTCTAGTTTACTTGTACCCAAAAAGTGCATCCAATCGTGTACACCTTCTTTAAGTAGGCCATCGTACTTCAATGCAATTAATCGTCTAAGGATCAAGTGTACGTCGCACATGTTCTGACCACCCATTGACCACCCATTGAAGTGTGTATCTGGATACTTAACAGGATCGCAATAATCCTTCATTAGTTCATACCATTCGTCTGCATCCTTGTGATTGGCGCCCTGTAGTACGTTAAGTACCTTCATTCCGCCATTGGCAACACCCTTGCGATGTTCCATGAAGTAGTCGTTATTGAACTTAGTTGCATCTACAGCTTCTTTGAGCGTTCGAATGCCGCACTTGTCACTAGCGTTCTTATCATGAATGACCCAGGTTGGAATATCAAGAGTCATACCATAATCAGCAATACCGTCAAGCCAAGCTAAAACTTGTTCACGTTTTTTCTGGGCTTTCGGGCATCCTGAATGGGCCTTCCAATCTCCTTCCCATAATCCTTTGGCAATCTGGAATCCACCAGAGTCGCCTAGCATTAGTGTGTTGGGATCTCGATTGCGTACCATATCCTCTGACCAGTCCTGCTTGGTAAGGTCGAGGTTTGCGTGGCCACCGGAGTAGAGCGACCACTTATATGGGAACAGGGCTTTCTGGTCATTTAGCCAGTTCATCTGTTCCATGTCTGTTAAGCCCTGCGGGAAACGTGCAGGGTCTACGTATTCTTCATTGCGTTGCTTACCTACAAAGGTAGCATAGAAACCACTAATAGCCGGGAGAAATATGGCATAGTCGTTTTGTTTTAGGGTTAGGTTATCTTGTTCCATAGAACTGTGTTTGCTCGATTAATTTAAGGTCTTGTCTGAAATAGTCTTCAACTTGATTAAGGTATTTAGAGTTTTTCAATGCCTGGGTAAAAATTTCTTTAAACTGTTTTCTTATTGCATCATTATCACTTACATGTTGTTTTGCATAATTACGGTAATTATTTGGCATTCCATTTTCTGCTAAGAAGTTGCTAAAGTTTTCTCTATAGTGCTCATCAAACTTAAAGAATACGCAACGACTTAAATCTAATCCTTCAATGAAGTATACTTGTTTCTCGGTGTGGTCGTCAAATGCAATCTTGTCGAATATTAAATCCAGTAGCTCCGTAGTAAATGAGCTAGTGGTCCAGTCCCTGTGGTACAGATACAAGTACTCGGCCATACCACTGGCCCAGCGTTCAACTGGGTCACGTAACACAACCATAGCAGTCTTGTGGTATAGGTTATCTGTGTGGTAATTGTAAAACTCCCACTCAAAGTCTGCTAAGTTTGGCTTGGTCCACGATGTTGCATTTTTAGGAATGTTTATATACATCAAGTCAGACTCTGAGTGTGTCATGCACTCCCCAAACACGTGACCTTTTGCTCTATAGTAATCTAAAAAACTCATAGTAGTTGTTTTAAAAATGATCCGATAGTGATATGCGACATGGTACTGACTGCTCTTAACGAATCAATAACCTTGTTGTATTCGGGACCAGGCTTGGCCATAATATCTTGTTCAACAAAGTTATCAAACGTACCCCAGTTTTCAATTTTGGTAATTTCACCATTAAAGCCAAACTTACTGCACATCTCAGCAAAGTTAATAATATCATTATAGTTACTAACACTCAAGCAGAACATAAGTCTTACAGTGGCACCAACAGGCTTATTGTCTGATAGCCATTGTAAGTTATCTTGCAATACGCTAAATTTACCTGGGCGTCTAACCACTTCGTATACTGCTTGACTACCAGCATCTACGCTGATTTGAAACTCTTGTATGTTTGATAATATTGGACTATCTGGTAATAACTTACGCATCAATAATCCGTTGGTAAACAGTTTAATAGTTTGATTGCTCTTAGGAGTCCAATTTAATATCAATGGTCGCATAATCAAACTAGCAAGCGGATCTCCATTGCCACTCATGGTCAAGTGCAGTGGTTTATCAAACTTGTTAATTAGTTCAACCAAGTGACTAACCATCTTGGATTTACGATCAAACTGTTCGCCCTTGGTGTGATTGATTAATTCTCTACGACAGCTGGGACAGGCTAGATTGCAACTTTCATCTATATTGATAGATAGATAGTAATGTGTAGACGTAAGATTTTGATTTAGAATCCCGCAATGCTGAACAGCACAATACTTGTAGGTACGATCAATGATTGTTTTTTGTAATTCATGTGCAATGGGATTATCCCAGACTTCACTTAAATCAGCAAAGTCCAGAATGTTCCCTACAGTAATTGGTAAGTGTGCTTCGCATTTGCATAAGAAACAATTACCTTCTAAATCTACTGTTAATACAGTAAATGGACTATCGCAAAGATTTCTTATGGGTTCTTTCCAATCCTGTCCCCTAGGATACAATGATAGTATGTGAGTTACAGAATCAGAAAGTTGCATTACTTGGTTTGTGCTGGCAACATATAGTGGTAAACAGCAAGTCCGCTATCTACAGTGATCTCAGCAACACCTTCGTCACTGATCTTAAATGTCTTGTCGCCTGGCAAGTTAAAAATACTAATAACTACATTGATTGGCCAGTGTAGTTGCTTGCTCAAAGCGCCACCGCAATCGGATGCAAAAGTAAAATGTCCAGCATGTGAACTATGGTCGCCAAAGTAAAAGTTCAAGTTACCATTTTCAACCTTAGTGCTAAATGATGTTGCGTCTGAGTGTGCTTGTGCTTGAAACTTTAGTTTCTGAATACTAGCGTTGGTAGGAGTAATATCTACACCCCATTTAACCTGCTTCATCTTAACGTTCTTTAATTGATCGTTAATAACAGAAGTACTCATGAAGCGATAGTTGTTTTTAAAGTCGCCTGTTTCGTTTTCAAAGTTGATACCGCTTGGCACATCTTCACCATCTGTATCTTTTTGCTTGCTTACAGTAATCTTGGCATTGTCTTTGTAGACTGGAAGATTTATAATAGTGTTCAAGCGATCCAAGTTTGGCATACCAAATACGCCAACGAATTCAGCAATCGGGGCTTTGAATTCTGCATTTAATACTACTGTTTTAGTTGCTTGGTCAAACGCATTTATAGCGGTGCCAGTTGATGTTCCGGTAATTTTAATCATATCAATAACGCCAAGGTTATGAGTATGTTGTACGATGTCTAGTAAGTGATCACGCATAGTTTTTATTCTCCATAAGATAAATGTATTGTAAAGTAATATTTAGATAAAGTCAAAGGTTGATGTGTTTTATTTCGCCCAATACCTGATGAGCTTTATTTGTTTCAAGTGTGCCAGGCTTCTTAATTTCAAGCCAGCTGATATTTGGTTCAAAGTCAAATTCTGTAACAGAATAACCAAATCTTTCGCATAGTGGTACCAACATACTTTTTGGCATGTAAGTTTGTGCAAAGTTTTCTGCCATGCCTGCACCAGCCGGAGTATCACCGTTGTTGTAACTGAACATAAAGATGCCGCCGGGACGTAGCAATTCATATGCTTGTTCGATATACTGTTTCATAGTATCCATACTAACATAATTGAAATAGCCCCAACTAAAAATAAAATTAAACTGTCCTACAGGTAGCGCAGACAAGTCGTGATCAACAAGTGGATATTTTCTCAAACGGTTTTGATATGGTTCCGGGAATCTATCGTTGGTGCTTTCTATAAATTCTCGCTGGCGATCCATTATATATAACGGATCAGATGCAACTAAAAACTGAGTCCATTCACCATCGCGGCACCCAATTTCTAATGCAGGGTAACGCCAATTGGTATGCAGTAAAATACGTTGTTTAACTGTCTGTTCAACATCAGCATTGATATAAATTCTACGACTATTACGAACAAAATCCACAGTCCCGTACCGTTCTTCTAGTTCATAGTTTCCAGCAAACAGTTTCTGCGTTATTGCATCAATCTGAATGTTAATCTGTTTCAATTGAACTTCCAATTCGTTAACTGGTCGTTGAACCTGCTCAATAACAGTATCGTAGTAGGTCATTAAACTATCCACGTATTGTTTGTACTCGTCGCTTAGTACAGGAACGGTAGTTTTAATAGTTGATATGCTATTTTGTAAATCAAATAAACTTTTAACTACAGAATCTGTATTCAAGACTCTGGTTAATTTTTGTTTAAGTGTTACTAGGTCATGTAGGTGCATTGTCATATTTTACTCGAAGCTGAATAAATCATCAAACGTTGTTTTAATATCTGTGCTTTCTGCAATCCGCCATTCCAGCACACCCAATAAGTTTTCTACCTTTTGATCTACGATAGTTGATTCCATTAGGTTATCGTCAAACGGCAAGTCCTTAAACCACTGCGGGATATGTGTTTCATCTGTAGGATAACCTACACTAGTGTAACCAACTGGATTATCTTTGAGTTTGCACACAACAGTTTTCATGCCATCAATAATAGTGGTACTATAGTTGTCGCCGTGCGTACGCTTTAGGTTGTTCCAGTTCATTGCAGCACGAACATGTCCGGGCATGTTGGCTTTGCCTTCACGTTGCTCTGCGGCTGTGTACTTGGTCAAGTTGTTTACACGTTTAGGTGTACCTTTTTCCCAGGCTGGTCTTTCTGCAAACTTTAATTTAAAGTCTTTGACTTTGACAATAATAGCTTCTTTCTCGGCACCTGTGAGCACATCCATAAGCAATTCACTCAGGAACTCCTGTACTATCTTAGGCGTATCACTACGCTTCAAATCAAGTCCCATTGCTTTCATTTTGCCTGGTTTACCGTGAGTATCGAGACGATTACCTTCTATATCAAACACTAAAATGCCGTAACGCTTTTTCTTAATAAACAGACCTTTTGAAGCAATAAGTTCACGACCGCCTTTGATAATACTACCCATCTCGCGCGGACAATGACAAGCACGTTCCATGAATCCCGGGAATGAATCATTTACAGAGTCTGCAATAGTATCGTATAACTGTACACAGATTTCTCTATTCCATTCCATGCGCCCAGATTCTACTTCCTCTTTGATTTGCGGCCAGGCTGAGAAATAGACCGAGTCCGTGTCGCCGTAGATGACTGATTTGCCAGTGTGATCGTATTCCCCGGTAATAGCTTCGTTAACGTGTGCGTCCATGTGTTTGGCAATAATGCGACCCGTAAGTGTCGTACTTTGGCCAATGCGCTGGTCAAAGAAGCGACAGCCCGGATTGAGGATCGCACCATATAGCGAGTTGAGGTTAATTTTTTTGACGAGCTGTCTTTTGTCCCAGAACGCCGTATCTTCCGGAGATGTTGCGGCTTTCTTTTTAGCTTGCATTTCTTTACGTTCTGCATACCACCTTTCTAACAGTCCGGGAATAATTCCTTTTGTGTTATGTTTAAAAATTGTACCATTGGCACTGAATGTCCAAGGTTGGCGACTATCAAATACCAAGCGCCATACGTCCGCGGCACTCATTATGTCGCTACTTCCGTCTTGCCAATCTATAGTAATCTCAGTACCTATTTCGCCAGCCATTACTGCTTGATACTCTAAGCTACCAAACATGTTTTCCCATGCATCAGCAAAACTTGAACCTGCATCCATCTTTTCTTTGATGTAGTGATCAGTCATAATAGGACGAAGTTGTCCTACAATGGTTTCTGGCCCCATGTTAAGGGCACGAATAGCCGAGGGATAGAGACTGTTGATATCGATGGCACCGATGTATTCGTGCATTCCTTTTTTGGGATAAGCAACATAGGCACCTGCCGCTTGCGTGTTTCCTTGATCATCTCTTGCTCTCCTGTTGGGCACAACCAAACCTCGGCTGTGCGATTCGTTAATAATAGCTTGTTCTGTAACTGCCACAGCGCCCATAGTGGTTTGTAGCAATACAGTATTGTCATGTGCCAATTCATTGGCCAGATCTAAGAAGCGCAACTTCTTATCTAGTTTGGCCAACAGTAGGGTATCTTGTCTATTGTAGTCAATAAACTTTGAGAATTCTTTGTTGTATAGTTGATCCAGGGTGCCTTCATATGCCAACTTAGATCCAACTTCTTCGTACTCGCCGATAGCATCTAAACTATAGCTATGACGTTCTTCGTATGTGTACTTGCGGTACAGTTGCATATAGTCCAAATGCACACGGCCCAGCAGGTCAAATGTTAATTGTTCTGCACCAAAGCGTTCAAACATACGTTGCTTAGGTAACTGACCCCACAAGCATAGTCTACGAGTATCATCCTTGCTCAAGACCTTGGTAATACGCATAGTGGTATAGGGAATATCAAAGCCCTCTGAGTTCCAACCTGATAGGATATCTGCATCTTGAATTACATCTAAGAACGTATCGAGCATGTCTGCTTCACGTTCAAATAAGAAACAGTTGTCGTATGTATCACAGATCTCCTGTGCAGATTCCCAACTATAACTCTTAGGAGGCACAACCAGGGTAACCATCTTATCCATCCAGTCCAAATAGATTGATATACTGGTAATTGGATTAAATGGATCTTCGGGCTTACTATAACCTCTAAGTGGATCAAAGTCCACCTCAATATCGAAAAAGGCTGTTTGTAGTTTTGGTGATGTGGCACCTAGGTAGTTTTCTTCTAAGCATCGGAAGATGGGATTAATATCCGACTCCCATAACTTCTTACCTGAGTTGATTCGTTGTTCCTTATGGAACTCCTTGCCATTGCGTGTGCTAAAACGTGACACGGGTGTGTCGTAGATAGTGCGGAACTTGCCGCGGGGGTCATCGTAGTAAAAAACATAGTTAGCAGGATACTCTTTGTATACACGCTCACCATCAATACGTTCTACTACATGGATGCGATCTTTATCGCGATCAAACAATGCGTCAATATATGACATTTACTCTCCAATTTTGTGTCGCTTCGAGCCGACACTACTCTGCTTGTCCGTAAAGTGGACGACTCTTACTAATATTTACTCTTGTAAGTATAACAGTTAAATATTAGTATGTCAAAATATAATAGATTAATTGCCTACGGATCAAGCCCAATTGATGGCACTGAACTATTGGGCAATTCGGGGAAAGACAAAACTTTAGCATTTCCTGCCAAACTTGCTCGTGCATTAGAATTAGATTATGTATGCCGCGGCAAACCATTATCAAGCAATAGTAAGATATCTCGTAAAGTACTAGGGTCTGAACACACAGATACCGATTTTGTATTTGTACTATGGTCATCACCTAATCGCTACGAATTTAAAACTGAACAAGGGTGGAACGGATTTACAGCACATTCTGAAACTGACAATGGATTAATACGTGAATGGCTAGATGGTCCCGGTAAGCTAGAGTATACGGAAGTATATATGTCGCTTAAAGACATTGCGCTTACGCAAACATATTTGAAACAAAATAACTTATCTTATATATTTTCCATGGACAACAATGCTATCAAGGATAGTTATTGTTTTAATAATCCTGATCCGTATCTTGCTAGTATTAAATCATTGATAGACTGGGATAAGTTCCAATGGTTTGACAACAACGGATTTATCAATTGGGCAAAACAAAATGGGTTCCCGTTTATAGGAACCCATGCTGGTGCCGAAGCACATAGTATTGCAACCGATTATGTATTAAACCATTGGATGACCAGTTTTGTTAGTCCTACAGAATCAATACAAAACAGCAACGCATAATTGGCCAGCATGCCAAATGATCCGCGTGTCCATGCTGCCCAAGAATAGATTATTGTACTAATTACCCATATAGTATACAGTGGCAACAGCGGCGGGTTAGGTAAGAACCATGTCATGCCTAGAGCACAACCTACGCTACCAAACCAACCTATTATTTCTAAAACACAACGTAATGGGTTTTCTTCATAATCCTTGCGGATGTATGCAACAACATTTGATATCAAAGTGTTTTACCAACAGTTTCTAAAATAGTGTTCAACTCGTCGTGATCTTGGTTAGTAGATCCTAGTGTTGATTTTTGTGCAATCTTGATAGCTTTCTTTAGGATAGCTGGTTTGATTTCCATTTCTTCGGCGATGGCTTTTACAGTATCGTTAAGCCCTGCGTTCAAGTCTTCGATTTCTGTCAACACAGCCATACCTTCATTAATTATCTGAGTGAGCTTTGCACGTTGCTCGTTTGAAAACATTCTTGCAGTCATTTTTGATTCTCCGTTAAAAGTTTATTATACTTGATTTATTTGCAAAACACAACTATTTTGATAAATATTAGTGTAGTTCGCGATATGGGGATATCCAACTACTCTAACAGTTTATAAGGAACTATCAGCAATGATATTTATCAACAACAAATATACCAAATTCTATTATAGCATCATTTCTAACGCACAATCAAGAGTTTTATCAAAAGAAGTATACACAGAACGTCACCATATTATACCAAAAAGTTTAGGTGGCAGTAATTCAAAAAATAATTTAGTTAAACTAACTGCTCGAGAACATTTTATATGTCATTTACTCCTTACTAAAATGACCAAAGGCGAAAATAAAATGAAAATGGCAAAGGCGGCATTTATGTTTGCTACAACGTCGAATAATCAACTCCGTTATAAATTAAACAGCCATTGGTATGAATCTCTGAGATTAAAATCATCCGATGCAAGACGTAACGTTCCGTCGCCTTTAAAAGGTATAAAAATAACAGATGCCGAGAGATTAGATCAAATAAAACAATCTATTAAAGAACGAGAGTTAAAGTATAGCACTGGACAACTATCCCGTGGTAATATGGGAAAGTATGAACGTAGCAAAGAATATATAGAATATCTTCGCGTAGATGTTAAAAATAGAAAAGGATTCTCAACTAAAGGGCAATCGGCTGAAGCAAGAGAACGGGCCGCTAAAAATATATCAATTGCTAGAAAAGGTCAACCTGCTCACAATAAAGGTACAGCCCCATCTCGGGTTAGTTGTTTATGTTGTAAGGTAGAAGTTGATATCAGAAACTTTGCTCGATATCACAAGGAATGTAAAACCGCTTTTTCCAAATACATTCCGGAGCACGACTTCCATATATTCGAAGGGCAGCGGCGAGCCCATTCACACCGTAATTAAACGGATCCTAAGGTGAATCTCTTATTTTGGTATACAGTTAGGGACCATATGGTCACCTTTTTTCTTCATACCAACTTGTTTGTAATTTTTCCAACAATCCTCATCTAAGAATGTGTCGGCAAGTTTTTTGCATAGTTCTTTAAGTTTTGGATTACTTGTTTCTGTACTTGTATCTTCTTCTTGTGTGGGGTCTTTGTAACCGCAATAAACGTGTTTAATGCCGCTATGAGCAATTAGATCTTCACAGCTTTCGCCTGAGCGTTCATCCATTGGACGATTGCAAGGACTTAATGTGGTTACTATAATACAATCAGCATCAGCATCGGTACAACGTTCTAATGCGGCACGCTCGGCATGTACTCGGCGCCCATCTTCGGTCGCATAGTTAACACCATATATGCGTCGACCATCTGGATACACTACACAAGCTCCGACCATACCATAAAACTCTGAATCGGACTCTTGGCCGTCAAGAACCATTTCACAGCAACGTGCAAGTATACTATCTAATTCTTCTTGGGGATCAGACTGGGCTGTAAGGATTTCGTTTATAATCACTATCGTCGCCTTCTGCTTGTTCTGGCCAAACTGGGTAGTCGTTCATTCTGGATTTGCTTGACTAAAGTTACGCATAATAATGCCAGCTTCAGCATTGGCTTCATTTTCTTCTTCACTGCCAGTTTCGCCACTTGTATCATCCAATTGATCTTCACATGCTTGTTTGTAGTGTACAAGTTCGTGTGCTAGTGTACGTAACGCATCTTTTGGATGGCGTCCTTTTGTCACTAGATAGATGCAACCGTCGTCTGGACTAAAACAACCAAATGTAGTCCCGTCTGCGCCTGGCACACGGTCGACTACTTTAATTACAGGTAATGTATTGATTCCTAAATGCTCTTTGGCAAACGGCAAAAATGATTTAACAAAATCGTTTTCGTGTGACTCATACATAATTTCAAATATTTTTGATTCTGCAATCATTAACATGTCTTGCAATTCTTCTACGGATTCGCAATTCCATTTACGTAATGATTTATTGATACGACTGTTTGGATCGTTCTTAGTCTTAGCCGACGTATTGTGTTTCTTCATGCCCTTCATACGAGCACAGAAACTCTTACGACGCTTGGAAGACTTTGACCCTTTTTTAAGTTTACTAGGTTTAGTAGTTACTGCTGTTTGCAATTTGCTACCAGGATGTTCTTTGCGATAACTAGCAACGCCCTTCTTGTTTAAGCCGCCGTTCTTATTCTTGCCAGATTTTTTCTGCCAAGTTGCGGTTTCAACAATGATCTCTGTTATTTTCATTTTTTCTTAAGTGCAATAGCACCAACTTTGCGTGTTGTACTAGAACGATTAATAGTAGGCGATTCTTTGCTGTCGTCATCGGTTAAATTAAGTTGACTTTCTGGTTCGCCGCCATGTGGATCTAACCCTAATTGTTTGAATGCAAAATCGATCATATCTTGTTCTGCTTGTGTATAGGTAGTCATTACTGGGTCGCCACTAAGTGCGCCAGCTGCTGGAGTTGTAATTTCTGGTGCGCCAGCTAGTGCAAGCCCAAATCGATATTGTTGGTAGAATGAACCGTTACTCTTGTTCATACTCAATGCTGGCAAGGATTTAAGTCCTTTAATGCCAGCAAACTGGTCTGGTGCTAATTTTTTACCGTCAGCGGCCGGGCTATCTTCTGTAATAATTTCGTTTATTTTCATTTGCTTGTGGCCCTTAACATCCAACTGTGCTTACGGAAAGCATCCATGCGTTCTGCTAGGAAGTTGGAGAAACCATGTTCTCCTTCTGCTTCAGCAACATCGTAAACCTTCTTTAAAATAGTAACCATATTATCACTATCTTGCAATAGCTCAGCGACCATTTGTTCTGCTGGCACTACACTCGTTTCATCGTCAATTTGACTCAGTACACTAAAGCGACTGTTACTCCCAGGAGCATACGCACCAAGAGCACGAATCTTTTCAGCAAACGGATCAATGGCGCCATACACTTCAGAGTTGATTGTATCAAACAATGCGTGTAGTTCTTGGAAGTTAATACCTTCCACATTCCAATGAAAGAAAGCCGCTTTCAAATAGAAAGTGTATTGGCTTGCAAACCCAATCTTAGCGGCTTTAAGTAATTGTTCGTTCATTTTGTTTTGTTAACACTTTCCGATAATTCGTTTACTAAACTAGCAATTTTTGTATTACGTTCACTCTGTAGTTTAGTCCAATAGTTTGTACTTTCGCCTAACTCTAATTCTTTCTTCTGTTGAGCACGTTTTTTAGCGTAGTCAGTTTGTGGGTTTTTTGGTTGACGGCTAACTGGCTTACCAGCATCAACATCACGCTCACGTTGACGACGTTTGGAGTAATCTGTAGCAACTTCCGCCACACCTTGCTCTTTCATTAAGGCACTACCACCGTGATGTTTTTCAATGTCTTGTTCTTTACTACTAATAGAATAATCCATAACACCAATAATTTTATCCGCGGCCTGGGCAATTTCACTTTGAACCCAGTCTGGTAAATCTTCGCCACTACCGATTGCATTATCCAAGTGTGTTATTACTCGTTTCATACTATGCAGTTGATTTTTAACAAAGTCGCCTTCGCCTTGACTATGATTAGCAGGATCTACATTTTTTAATTCTGTATCTTTAACATTGCCTTTGTATTCTTCCGCCACACCTTGCTCTTTCAAATGCCCTGCGGCTCTTGCTCGAGCTACTATAGCTTTAGTATCACCTGGAGATTTAACAGAATCAAAATCATAATGTTTATGATATTGTGCCGGTATTGCTTTTTTAAGTTTATCTACCATACCAATAGCAAAGGATTGTTTTATATCACCAAAGAAGCCTTCCGCCACACCTTGCTGTCCTTGGACAGGGCTGTCTCTAAGTGCATCTCGATAAAACTCTTTGAAATCTTGTGCCAATTCTCTTGCTGACCACGCCCAAGTTTGACTGTCCCAATCGTCTGTCATCTCAGCTTCAAGTTTAGTACCCGGGTCTCGACCACGACTAAACCCTATACGAACAGTATGTTCAATTTGTTTATTAACCAACTTTGCAAATAGTTTGCCATTGGGATTTGGATTAATTGTTACTTTATATCCGTGTTTTTCAGCAAACTGTATCGTTGGCTGTAAGAACTGAATTTTAGGATCAACCCCACCGGATATAACCGGAACAGCCTCCGCCACCCCTTGCTTCATACAATGCTTTAATTCTGCTACAGCTTCTTCATATGAATCGTAGCCAGCTAAATCTTTACCACTAGCGTAATGCTTTATATACCACTGACCAGCACCGGGACTGGATTCACGGTCGATGCCAACTTCACCTACTGGCTCGCCGTTCTTTTTAAAGACTCGGCGTTGTTGATCTGCATGGCCTTCCGCCACACCTTTGTT